ATCCTGCAACGAATTTTAAAGGCCCATTTTGAGAGCGATTCTCAATTAGAAACCCGTAAAAAATTAACATATTGATATCGTTGAGGAATTAGGTAAATATTACCGTTCAAAATACATCTGTTTTTTGAATCCATCCCCTGGCGATAAGAATTGTATCAGAGCTAGAACGTAGTAAAAACTGGAACTTATCAGATTATGCTTGATAACCTATTAATAGTATTGTATTTTAAATACCAGTAATAACAAGTATATACAGCCTACCAATTAGTATAATAATTACAACAGCATACAGTCTTGAGTCTAAGTAGTTGATTTTATTGACCCCCACCCCTTATTTTTCACCCCCGGGTGGGTGGCCAGATTTTGTAAAGGAGAATCATTCTCAATGGTCAGAATAGCACCGCCCCGTAAAAAAACGTATGCACCCCGACTCCCGACCACGGACACAACCCCCACCGGCGCCGAAGTCAACAAAGAAAAACGCATCGCCCGCGACGCGGAAACGACCGAGGTTGGCATCGACCCGGAAGTGGAGAAGCGCGCCGAGATCATGACGCAGATTGATTTTGACATCTACGATCGCAAAAACCCCAACGCGCTTTTGAATCGCCTGGACGTCCGAAGTTCCCAGATGGTAGCGAAGCTACCAAGGAAGTGGACGTATGCCACTGAGTCCAAGGTAACGGCGCTGGCGAACCCCGATGACACACTCCTGCGCCTGAGAATCGCATTTTGGGAGGAGTTTAACCGTGCGTGCAGGGCGAACAAGAAAATGGACCGCTCCCGCATTTGTTACGGCATCTGCGCGATGGAGTTTTGGTCCAAAGAGATTTTAAACGACTGGCGTGCACTGGTGTTTATCATCCGCCCCCCTCGCCACGAGATGTTTGTTCACAAAGCTCTCATGCTGCATGGTTACGACAGGATCCACGAGATTTTACAGATGCCACTTACAACGAAGGTGGGAAAAACGATAAAAGAGGAGTTACCAAACGGTAAGATAAAGGCGACGAACACGCGTTACCAGAAGGTGGACATGGCAGCGATCCGTGCCATCCGCGACACGATGCGAATGCTCATAAGTGCGCAGCAGTTTTACACGGTGGCGGAAAAATTCGGTAATCCCGAGCCTAAAAAGGGTGTGCGGGTGGCGAAAAAGCCGACATTTCCATCACAGGGTTTCCCGCACCCCGATCCAGACCCGGAAGATCCCTCAATATTGGAAGACGAGATTGCGGAGCTCGAGCAGGACTTGGCGGTCCGCCCGGACCCCGATGCTGTGGACGTGGACCTTGAGGAAATCCCTGAAGACGCAGACACACTGGAAGAAGAGTTTTGACGCAGTACCAGATAAACAAGCTGGCGAAGAAAAAGAAGCTTTTTGCTGAGTTAAAAGCTGGTTTACCGCATTTATATGGTGTGAAGCTTTACCAGTGGCAGAAGGATTTTATTGAGACGAAGTCGGAGCTGGCATTTTTGACTGCGGCCAATCAGATTGGCAAATCCACGGCGATGATTTTGAAGATGCTTCGCACTTGCACGACTCCGAAGCTTTGGCCCGAGTTATGGCCGGCGAAGCCGGACCCACTTTTGATGTGGTATCTTTACCCGTCGCGAGAGGTGGCGACGCTCGAGTGGAAGACGAAGTGGCTGCCTCTCATGCCGAAGGGGCCGTACCAGGACCATCCGATTTACGGGTGGGAGGCGAAGTTCGAGGGTGATTACATTGCGAGCGTACAGTTTAAGAGTGGTCCGCTGCTGGTATTCAAGACGTACGGGCAGAGGACCATGGTACTTCAGACGGCTTCCGTTTGGGTCGTGGCGTGCGATGAAGAGCTGCCTGAAATGCACTATTCCGAGTTGAGTTTTCGCATCGAGGGTACGCAGGGTTACTTTTGGATGGTATTCACTGCGACGTTGGGCCAGCAGATGTGGCTCAGGGCGATGGAGGGCAAGGGCGAGACGGAGTTATTCCCTGAGGCGTTTAAAAGAACGGTATCGATGGAAGATTGTCGTGTTTACGCGGACGGATCGCCTGGACCTTACAATGATGCGCGTATTGCGAAGGCGATAGCGCGGTGCAAGAACAAAGCCGAGGTTGATCGTCGTGTTCACGGTCGTTTTGTGAAGGATGAGGGGCGAAAATACGTTCAGTACGATCCTACCCGTCATCTTATCAAGCCGTATTCGGTTCCGAGGGAGTGGAGCGTTTATGGGGCGGTGGATATTGGCAGTGGGGGGAATAATCACAAGCCGGCGTGTCTTTTTCTGGCGGTCAGGCCGGACCGGCGCTACGCGGTGGTGTTTAAGGGGTGGAAGGGTGATGACGGGGCGGATTACACCGCTGAGGATATATTGCAGAAATTTATGCAGATTCGCGCCGGCGATATGTGTACCATGCAGATTTATGATCAAAATGCAAGGGATTTTTTCGTTATTGCTACCCGCATGGGTGAGAACTTCGTCAATGCCGAGAAGCACCACGACGCTGGTGAGGGTGCGGTCAACACGCTTTTCAAAAATGGTATGCTTTTCGTGTTCGATGATAGTGAAAACGAGCAGCCGGAGCTGCACAAGCTCGGCTCAGAGTTGATGACGGTACCTATTGATAAGCCTAAAAACAAGCTCGACGACGACATGGCAGATTGTCTGCGCTATATTTGTGCGACGGTGCCGTGGGATTGGGAAGCACTGAGCGGGATCAAGAAGAAAGAAGAGCGCGACGAGGCGAGGAGAAAACGTCTCGAGGCGAAGCCGGAGACCGAGGCCGAGGCCATCGCCAGGCGGATAAAAGAGCGGCGTTCACGCTTTGTGACCGAGGGCCAAGAGCGTGGAGGCGGTGAGTGGAGCGAGCTTGACGCCGAGGTGGCGGAGTATAATCAGCTTTATGGAGGCCACATTGGTGGATACTAATAAGTTGAGTGCTGCGGATGTTTGCAGTATCATCGAAACATGTAATCGAGCAGGCGTAAGTGAGATAGCCATCGGAGACATGAAAGTGGTGTTCTCCAATGGAGTGGCGAAGCCATCATCATGGCTGGCGCTTCCGACTGGGGTGACAAAGCCCGTGGAAGAGCCGGACGTCGACGAGCTCGAGATGACCGACGCCGACAGGCGCACGATAGATGATGCCATGCAGGCGCACATGATGCTCGAGGATCCGCTGGCCTACGAGGATTCTATCATAGACGGTGCCATGGCGGAAATGGGGCTTACCGATAAGGAAGATAACGCATGAGTACCGACTCCGAGAATAAGTACCCCGACATAAGTGAGCTTAATCGGTTGTTCGACGATGCGGAGTCAGATAACCGTGAGGCGTTTGCGGAGTTCCGGTCAAATATATTACTCATGGCTGGCGACCATTACTCGAAGCGCTCTTCCGACAATATGCGCACGCTGCGAGACAATAAGGACTGGGAGACCATCCGCCGGCTGCGCATCGTTAAGAACTTTACCCACAAGGTGGTGCGCTATTACGTAAACCACCTTCTCGACTACGCGCCAAAAGCCACGGTGCTTCCGCAGAATGAGCTTGAGCTGCAGGACTGCAAGAGCGCCGACATGAACAATGCAGTTTGGGATTGGGCTTGGATCAAAGAGCGCGTTAAGGAAAAGCAGCGCAAATGGGCAAAAGACTTTTCCGGTGTTGGCGAGGTTTGCGTAAAATTATTTTTCGACCCCGACGACGGCGAGCTAAAGGGCTACGAGCCGACGGTCAATGCCGAAGGTGAGGTGGCGATTGACGAGCAGACAGGCCAGCCAATCGATGATCATGATAAGCCAATCTTTGGTGGGCGTTTTGTTTTTGAGCGTGTGCCGGCTTATAACATCATGCCGTTTTCAAACACTCGCGAGATGGAAGAGGGTGAAGGCCATATCATCCGCAAGATGATTGATGAGAAAAAACTTTTGGCGATGTACGCCGACGACGCAGATAAGCGCGCCTTTATTCAGAAGGCTTCCGAAGAAGAGTTTATTGTATTCGACGGCAAGGCGAACGGTTACGGCACATCCGCGAAGGGCGAAGTGCTTATCCGCGAGTATTTTTTCAAGCGGTGCAAGCGCTACCCCGAGGGGTGGTACGTGTTCTCGACAAAAGCTGGCATCCTCGAAGAAGGGCCGCTTCCGTTTGGTATTTACCCCATTTGCTGGGCAGGCTTTGATGACTCTCTTGGTAAGCCGCGATGCACTTCGATAGTGCGTGTGATCCGTCCATCGCAGATTGAGCTGAACCGTGCGAGTTCTTCAGCTGCGCAGCACCAGATAACAGTCGGCGACGACAAGGTGCTTTACCAGGCTGGCACAAAGCTGCAGCAGGGTGGACTACTGCCAGGTGTGCGTGGTATAACATACCAAGGTGTTCCACCGACCATCCTTCCAGGTCGCGATGGGTCACAATATTTCCCGTATATCGACGGCACCAAAGCCGAGATATACGACATGGCGATGCTCGGCGAAATGGCGCAGCGCAAGATGCAAAATTTCGATCCGGTGGCGTTTCTTTTTGCGTCCGCCGTGGAGCGTAAGGACTTCTCGACCTACACCGAAAAATTCGAGCAATTTCAGCAGGATGTGCTTTTCACCTTCCTCGAGTTGGCGCGTCGCTATATGCCGGATGACGAGGTTATTTACGCTGCCGGTCGCCGCGAGATGGTTAATATTGAAGAGTTCCGCAATACCGCACCGCTTCGCAGCCAGATAAAAACCGACGTGCAGTCGGAGACACTTGAGCGAAAACTCGGCAAGCAGCTAACGGGTATGCAGGTGATGCAGTACTTCGGCAAGCAGCTTGGCAAGGAAGATATGGCGCGGCTTGTTAAGGAAATGCCTTATGGAAATTTTGGTAAGGTATTCGACGATTTTACCATCGACCAGACGAACATCGAGAACGACATGCTGGCGATTGAACGTGGCGGCGCACCGGAAATTTCTGAGTATGAGAATAACGAGTACGCATCAATGCGCCTTGCCAAGCGCATGAAAGAGCCGGACTTTGTCACCCTGCCGCAGCAGACGCAAGAGGCTTACAAGCTTCTGATGTCCATTCATAATCAGCAGATTGCGATGAAAGAGCAGAAAATCATCGCGGCCAAAAACGAGTACATCCCAATCGACGGTGGCATGGTCAAGCTTGACATGTACGTGCCGAAGTTGGATGATCCGACAAAACAGGAACGCGCAACACTCCCGCAGAGGTCTTTGGAATGGCTGGTCCAGAAATTGAATCAGCAAGGGCAGAGCTTGGATAAATTCCAGCAGATGTCCACAGGCCAGCAGGCCCAGATAGCAGATACGATAACGCAGCAAGGGGGCGGTCAACTCCCGGCACCTGGACAGGGTGGAATGCTGCCAGAACAGGGAGTTATGTAAATGTGTCCAATCGAACCGAGTAGTCCAGCTGGAAGCGAAGCCGTTGCCAATGCAAGCACTGGCGGTGAAGGTCCAGAATTTGTGAGCGACGTAGAGCCTGCGCCCGATCCCGAGTCTGCGCCCGATCCCGAGCCCGCACCCGAGGGCGAACCCGCACCCGAGGGCGAGCCTGCGCCGGAAGGCGCTCCCGAGCCATCTCCCGATGGTGCGCCTTCGCCGGATAAAGCTGGTTTTAAGGGTGATTTTAACTACACGGTGAAGGGCCAGCCTCGCGTGCTACCCGACTGGGCGCGAGCTGCAGTTAAGGATGAGGCTTCAAACAAAGCGGTGCGCGAGGTCTTTGAGAAGGCCGAAGGCTTTGATTTTGTTAAAGATGACCGCGATAACCTTCAGAACTGGTATAATGAGGTACAGCCTACACTTGATAACGTGAATCTTCTGAACAGTTTGGTGCAGAAGGGTGATCTTGGCGCATTTTTTCAGGGCTGCGGCATACCACTGCAGAATGTACTTCAGTGGTCTTTGCAGTATGCGCAGATGTCACCTGAGCAGCAGAACGGTTTGCTGCAGCAGTCGCAGCAGGTTTTTACGCAGCACCATCAAGAGCGGCAGACGCATAGCACACTGCAGGGATACCAGCAGCAGCTTGTGCGGGCTCGTGAACGTGAGGTGGATTTATTGTTTTCTCGCCCGGACGTCGGCGAAGCTTCCCGCCAATTAGACGAAAGATTTGGTAGGCTTGGCGTGCTACGCAGTGAGCTTATCAATCGCGGGCAGTATTATGGTGCTCAAGGCGTGGACAAATCCGCCGAAGAGCTTTTAAAAGAAGTGCTTAACTTTGCGGGGGTGAATCTCGGCGGCACACCGACACCCGCGCCAGCAGCAAACATACAAGGTGGTGGCGGCCAACCATCCCCGGCGGGTACCGGACCAGTACCACAAAACACAGGTACGATGTCAAATTTAAGAGGTTCGGGCCGTTCACCTGCTCGCAAGGTCATTAGATCGCGGAAAGATTTGATGGAGCGTGCAGCGCAGTTGGAGGCCCAAGGTCGTTAAACGTAACGCTTGGGAGATTTAAGAGATGGGGACTACCCGCACGTTCGAGGCAATGTTAAACGAATACCTCCCCAACAAATTGTTGGCTGAGGATCTTGTAAAGCGCGACTACATTTTTAACAAAGTGGTCAAAGACACTTCCTGGAAAGGTGGAGATTTAATCGTACCATTCAAGGGAAATGTTCCCAGCACCATTTCCTTCGGAGCTTTGAGTGCAGAGAGTGATATCGCTGAGTCCAGCAAGATTCGCGGAAAGATTGATGCGTACCGCGAAGTCTGGGGTACCATCAAGCTGAATCACACCGACTTGATGCAACATGATGGACCCATCCCCGAGTCAACTTTCATCCGTCTGATTGACGATGAGCTCGAGGACTTCATGGACTACTACAAGCAGGTGGTATCCATCCAGTTGGGATCCGGCCCGCATTTCGCACTCGTCACCGATTCAACTAACGCCGCCACCGGAGTTATGGTTGTTGACCGTGTAGATCGTTTTCAACTAAGCCAGAAGAGCGTCATTGATGACGACGACACATCTGGATCGGGTACGGCGATTTATGTCACTGCGATTAACCTCAACACCAAAGCAGTCACTTTTTCGGCGACTCGCGGTGGAGGGGCAGTAAACCTTTCCGCGTTCACGGCTGCCCAGAACGCAGCTCTTTATCATCCCGGCGTCTTCGACTCCGGCGGTGCCCACAACACTTTCATCTCCATGCGCCAGGCGCTTCTTTCCGCCACAAACGGCGGCGCGGCGACCATTCATGGACAGACGAAAACCGCCTACCCGCACCTTCAGTCGGTCAATATTTCCGGCGCAGCGATCACAGCTACGAACATCCTCGAGAAGCTTTTCGACGCTTATCTCGAAGTTCGCATACGTGCTCGCGGCACCGCGCAAGAATTCCTCATGTCTTTCAAGAACTGGGGAAGCTGCATGAAGGCGATGGAGACAAACAAAGGTGCGTACCGTGTTGTCGGCGAGCCGAAGGCGAGCGAGTACGGCTGGTGGGAGACCACAATCGCATCGACCAGCAGTGGCGAAGCACTGAAGATTGTCGGCATCCAAGAGATGGACGACGACATTATCCCAATCGTCGACTGGAAAGGCATAACCTTCCGCAGCAACGGTCTTTTCCGCAAGCGCAAAGCGCCTGACGGGAAGAGCTATTATGAAATCCGCGCAACTACCGGATATTCTTACCTAATTGACGTATGTCTGTTTGGTGAGATGGAGTACCGGAAGCCAAACGGTTCTGGAATTGTCCACACAATCTCGTACTAAGTCACAGCGTAGATCGCACGTTTAAGAGCGTGCGGTCTATTTTTTCCGGTCGCCTATTTGGAGGTTCTTAAGCGATGAAAAAGATCATAGGAGCTCTGCTTCTTTTTGTGGTGTTGGTGCCGATAGCCTATGCGACTATCACCACCAGCGAGGTGTATTTACTTAACCACTGGGGTACGGTTGGGCGACAAACTCAGCTTGGTACTCTGATTCAAAATGCTGAGTCGGTGACTGCCGGCGAGATTGCTTTAACAGACACTTACCTCGTTGTAGGTAACGGAAGCAACGTCGGTGCAGGCGTGGCATTGTCTGGTGACGCGACGATAGCCAACACAGGCGCATTGACGTTGAGTGCCGACTCGGTGGGAGCTTCCCAGATTGAGACCGGCGCCGTCGGCACTGCCGAAATAGCTGCAGATGCAGTCACCAACGCCAAGATTGCTGACGGTGCGGTTGGCCTCGAGAACATCGACAGAAGCCAAATGATTTTCAATTTTGAAGGTCTCAGTGGCGCGTTCAGTGGTCCTGGCAATGGCGGTGTCGCTGGTGCTGGCCAGGGCGACGTTAACGCTATTGAGGTACGAGGACATCACTTCGAGTGGTTTAACACTGTAGCGCAGACGATAGGTGTTAACTGGGTTACTGGTAAGGGTTTTAACCTTGCCGGCGACCAGACACAGGACGATGCCCTTGAGTTCGGCACTGGTGCCACGGCGAGCGACGTTTCCAAAGTCGTCGACACCGATAACTTTTATTTCCGCGCTAAGTTAGAGCTTACCACAGGTAACGGCATCGACGGTATGTACGTCGGACTTCGCAAGGCCATGGCTTACGGAACTACGCTTGGTAATTATGATGATTACTACGCGGTAGCTATTAACACCAAGGCGGCGGCGGCACTGCTTAAGGTGGTGTCAAACCTTGCCGACGCCGGTGAGGCGGAAGTAAACACGACGCAAGACATCGCCGATGGTGAGTACATGGACATTAAAATCTATATCGGTGACGAGGCGAGGCTTCAAACAGCCATAGACCTCACTGCGGATCTTAAATCGGTGTTCAATACTCACTACGCCGACCAGGGTGCAGGTGGTGAGGAGCACATCTCTGCCGATACAGCTATTGCTTTGGCGGCGCCGACCACCACAGCGACGCTTATTTTGGCGGTGTCCGAGCTACAAGATTCGTATGCCGCGCACGAAGCGGACGCACAGCTCGGCGCATCTTGGGTATTTCACCAGGCTGACAATGACGACGATGATTCGCTGATCTCCGATACGAATCCGACGACACTTGCCGAGTGTGTAACTGTTTTGAATGACATCAAAGCAAAGTTCGCGCTACACATCGCTAACGCCAGTGCGCACACTGCCGGAGATAACAGCGGTGCTTCCGCAATCGACGCTTCGAGCACTTGGCTTCAGCTTGGCGAGAACGGCGCTTTGGCCGATCCTACCGCCGCTCTTGCGTTTGACTTCGATACCGATGAAGTAATTGTGCCGTACATTTATGTACTTCAAAGTGACGTACAATCAGCTGGATTTTACCTTCATAACTTTGAAGTTGTGGACGTAACCACCAACTAAGCAAACGGGGGCTCTCGCCCCCTTTCTTTTTTTCCGTTGAGGGATGCGATGGGACGCGAAGATCAGGGGCAAATTGTCACGTTGAATCGTGAGATGCTTAAAGCTTATTATGTGCGCAACGCCTCGAGGCAGATTACGAGTATGTACCAGGCTGCGGCGAGCGCATCGCACGGCGACGTGGCGATACGTACGCAGTATACGTATGACGTCAATGGTGACGTCGAGAAGACGTTGGAGTCCGTAACGACGTGGGATTCTACTTGGGAGATTTAGCAGATGAGTTCTTTCGAGCATGACCCACGCGGCGTGGTTATTGGTCCGCACCAGCATATTTACCGGCATTCTACATCTGAATTTGCTTACACCCACTCAACACTCCCTGGTATTACTAATCTTCAGGAAGCGCTCGACTGGGTGTTCAACGTTTTCTATCCGTATCCGCAGGATGCGGTCGACACCCCTGGCGATCTTCCATCGTCTGGTAACAGTATTGGCGATTACCGTGTCGTCACCGACGACGGAGACGGTAACGCCGCCGGGTACCAGTGGCAGCAGCGCGAAGGTGACTCAGCTGCGAAGTGGTATAAGATAACCGACATGGACTGGGGTTATGACCAGATACTTTCGGGTTTCCTTAGTAAGACGCTTGATTTTTACGTTTATAAGCATGGCTACGATGATTTGGACAGTGCGGGCACTGCTTTTACGGGTGTTAATGCTGGCCAGCATATTTTTGGCGGTGCGAGTGCCAATAGCCATTTGACGTTACACGCCAACGCTGGCGACGGCGTCGGAGCGCAGACTGGTTACATTCAATGTGCTGATAACGCCCGTCCACAGGTGGACAGCACATGGTCACTTGGTACGACTACCGAGCGATGGCTTAAAATATGGTCCGATGAGGTAACGGTCGGAACCGTAACCATAGCGGAAAGCGGCGCTTTCTCGGACAGCTCCGGTACACTCGCCACGGCGGACGCGTGGCGTATTGACGGCGGTTTAAAGGACGCAAACGTATCGACGGCTATTAACATCGGGGATGCGTCAAACACAGCTTTCGGTACATCTATTCTAACGTCGGGTTCATCATTCGTCGGAGCGATAAACCAGCTGCAGGCATCCGTAAGTGCCATGGATTGTACCGGAGTGGACGCTTGGGCTGGCGCGGGCGCGTATTATTCGATATCCAGCGGCGACTTTACCGTCCTGCGCGCCGGCACTGGTTTTATTAACGGTAAGGCGGTGTCGTGGGCTGGCGGGCAGACGGTGGATCTGTCGGCGTCGAACACACTGCATTATGTCTATATTGATTCAACTGGTACGATAGGCACGACGACATCGATGACAGGGCTTTACACATCTTATATCGTATTGTTTGAGGTTCTTCAAGACGGCGTCAATTTACGTACAGTGCGTGAAGATCATCCTTACAACGCACAGACAAGTTTATCTTTATATTTACATAATAACGTCGGGATTGTCATAAGAGGAACTGGTGCAATTATAACTCGTGTCGCAACGGGCACGGGAGCGGCTGCCGGCGATAGGCAGGTTAAAATTGTCGGCGCCGATGTCCTTGAGGACCATGGGCTTGAGACGACGATCGCTGACTCGGCTGGTGCCGGTGTTGTATGGAATATTTATTATACGGATGGCTCGGGCAATTGGGTGATGTACAGCCAGGCGACCGAGCTGCCAATGTTTTACAACGCTGCGGGGACGCCTACAGCTCTCAACACGTCCGGCGCATCTTCAGTTGGCGCTTACGTACTTTATATAAGTAAAGACGATAAGAACACGGCAACACCAACGTACTATGCCGTTATGAATGCTGCGGCGTACGACAATAACACACAGGCGCTTTCGGCAGTAGGCGCCGGTACGGTGTCTATAGCCACTAATGAGTTGGCCGGTCTTGAGCTGGCGCAGCTTGGCTACGCAGTCGTCGACAACAACGTTGCCGGTGGCTACATATACGATTTGACTGTCAGCAAGTCGACATTTAACACAAAGCTTGTCGGTGGCGGCGCGGTGGGATCAGCTGCGCTTATCTCCGTTAATTCAGGTGCTTTCAGTGGGTGGCTCACGGTTGCGGACACGACGGTTCAGCTTGCACTTGAGACGCTCGACGCTTTAAAGTCGGCGCTTCCGGTCGATAACCTTTTGCTTGACGGCAATACGATATCGTCGACCGACACCAATGGTAGCATTATCATTGACCCTAACGGCACGGGTCTCATTGAGTTGGGCGCGGCGTATTATCCTGAGACCGATTCAGCTTGGGACATAGGGAAAACGGGTAAACGGTGGAATGATCTTTGGATTGACGGGAATATTCAGGACGGTACGACGACGTTCTCAATTGCAAATCTGATGACATTTGCCACGGTCGGCGCGCCAAATTCCGGTGATGCTTTGTTCTGGGACGGTGCCAAGTGGGCGGCATCTGCGCCTGACACTGAAGTCGACCACGGTACAATCTCTGGGCTTGGTGATGACGACCATTCCCAGTATGTCATGGTTGCTGGACGTACAGGCGGTACGCAGATATACGGCTCTGACACGACGGCGGAGAACCTGACTCTTTCTCCTAACTCTGCGGCGGCTAACGGAGCGGTTATTTGGACGACTCTTCTGCGTCCGACTGGCAACGGCGCCGAAGACTTGGGGGACGCGACTCATTACATTAAAGACATTTATGTCTCTGGTCAGTTGAAAAGCGCTCGTCTCGAGAACTACACGACAGCCGGCAGGCCGGCGTCGTCAGCAGCTGGCCGGGCCATTTTTGATACCGACTTAAACGACGTCCTGGTCGACACCGGTGCGGTGTGGCTCAAGATGAGCATCGACCGGTGGGAGTATGAAGACGCCGCAACATGGGACGGATCGACGGCAACGGTGACGTACACCGTGGACGGATCGGACACCCCGGCACGCGGTCGCGTGAGTGATTCGCGCCAGTGCATTTGGCAGTTCAAAGACAATTCAAATAATCATCAAGTTATGGACGTCAAGATCGACCATCCTTCGGCTACCCAAGTCCGGGTAACGTCGATGATCGACCTACCAGCTGGCACTTATCGCCTTATAGGAATTGGATAATGAGTAAATTTAAGTACGCCATTGTCGTTTTCTGTATTCTGCTCATGTCGGGCACGTTTGCTTATTTGGAAGGCCCGGTAATTGAGTTTGACCACCAGGCGTCGGATCCGGCTGGTCCGGGCAGTGGATCCAATGATGTGAGGCTTTTTGCTGCGAGTAAGAAGCTTTACACTGTTACCGACGACGGCGCCGGCGTGGACGTGGTAAAAGAGGTTGGCTCAGGAAGCTCCACGGGGATCAATTACATAGATAACTATGATTTTGAAGACGGAACTGTAACCGGTTGGACGGCTTACGACGACGGCGCGGTCGACGCGCCGGTGGATGGCACTGGTGGTAGTGCGGATGAAATATCCGTAGCTATTGAGAGCACCGATAACCAGCTCGGCACATATTCGATGGAGATAACGCACGCCGGAGGTGGAAGCGCGCAGGGCGAGGGTGTTTCTTACGACTTCTCCGTGGACACAGAGTTCGCCAACCACCCTCAGATGATGAAGGTGGAGTTTTACTACTATGTGAGCAGTGGAACATTTGACTACGGCGATTCTTCGGATCCAACCGATCCGTCGGCTTTGACCGTTTATGTTATTGGCAATCCGGCGAGCGCCAATACCGTCATACAGCCAACGCCGTTCACAGTTGACGGTAGCGGAAAGTATGAGGGGTATTTTCAAACAAATACTGGCTACACAGATTATCGTCTTGCCATCCATGCCATCGATACGAGCGCGGCGTTCACGATGGTTTTCGACAACATTTCAGTAGGGCCTTCAGCTAAGGCTCACGGCCCGGCGATGACGGATTGGAAGAGTTTTACACCAACGGCGGCGAATATAACCGCCGGTACGCTTACAGGCAGATACCGAAGGGTTGGTGATACTGCTGACATTCAGATATCGCATATTGACCCTACGGGAATAACAGGCAACATTAGCTATCAGTTTGCTGAAGTTGGCGTGATGGACACGGCTAAAATGTCAACGGCAACCGCATTCACTCTTGGAAGTGCCGCGTACTACGACGCCGGTAATCAAACATTTGATGGCGTGCTATTAGTCAGCGGCGGCGGCTTTGCAATACAATCGTCAGATGGAGCGGCATGGTGGGATGGAACCGCCGGCCAGCCAGTTGCTTATGGCGCAGGTGACGATATTTTTATTCGTGCATCCGTCCCCATCGTAGGCTGGTCTTCAAACACGGTTGTTTCATCCGATGCGGATACGCGCTTAGTAAGTTTTACTGCCTTTGCTGGTGGGGCGCAGACAGTAACGGACAATGATCTCGATGAAATAGACTTCCCTACTATTACGCAGGATACGCATTCAGCATGGAATGGGTCGGACACTTACACGGTAAAGGTCAGCGGAACTTATAATATTTCGTCTGCCGTGTTTGGCGATTCCGTAGCGGTAACGGGTACGGGTAGCAATGCTTTAGCTGTATACGTTAATAGCACAACAACGTACTTCATATATTCGCAGCCGCTATCTGGTTCGGTAACACAGCCGACTAACCGTGTTGGCTCAATAACCCTACCTTTTAACGCCGGAGATACCATAGTCATACAGGCAGTTTTAAACACTACTGGAGCTGCGTGGACAGTATCCGAAACAAGCTATTTATCTATATCTAAAGTATCCGGCCCTGCCGCCATAGCTGCAAGCGAAGTGGTAGCTGCCCAATACTATTTAACATCTTCACAAACCATTGACGACACTTCGTCCGCAGAAGAAGTTGTTTTTGATGGTGCAACTACAGATACGCATAATGCGCTATCTTCTGGACGTTTCTATGCGCCAACTGCTGGGAAGTACTCTATATCTTATGCTGTTTATGCTGGTACAAAAGGGGGAAGTACAACGACATATATACAGACGTATTTATTAAAAAATGGTACTGGCGCTGAGTATGTTGGCGGTCTGATTTCTGATTTGGCCGCCGATAAAAAATACATGTTAAATGGCACTGTTATTCTTAGCCTAAATGCTGGTGATTATGTGTCGTTGTGGGGGGAAGCTGGTGATGCTGGCGACGACAGTGACGATGTCACATTTTACGGGCACGCTACAAATCAGCTAACAACAATGTCAGTTAGTCGCATTGGCGGGGTAATGTGATGAAAGAGCTCGCACGATACGGCGTCGTACTCTTCGTCTTCCTTTCGTGGGCGATGCTTCTCGTCTATATTTTCGGCTGCGCAAAGCACGAGGAAAAGGCGACGCAGCAGGACACGGCGGCGCACGTTGCTCTTCGCGACCACTACTGCGCGACGATCACCGACGACATTTACCTGGCCCGTTGCGACAAGCTCACTTTCAAAGCCTTGACGGCTGCGTACTGCCCGAAAGACAATTTCGACCTGGACGACCTTGAGTGGGATCGTGACGGAAAGTGGTACCGTGACAATATGTCATGCCTGGCGGATATGAACGGAGACGGCCAGCCTGACTCCAAGTCCGAGTGCAGCGGCGATGGTTTTATCGGTCTTGCTCACTACTGGATATCCAAAGGCCCGGATTCGCTTCCTCAGGTAAACCGCACGCTCGAGTATTTGAATAGTAACAACTGGATATGTGGTGAAGGTGATCGTGAGATTACCAACGTACGCCACCTCGAGCCATTTCTCCTCTCGGTGCAGGCGTATCTCAGCGGCGGTCTTGAGGGCCTGGCTCTTCTTAACAGCGACGGAGTCGTCGCCGATCACAATAAGTATCTGACAGCTTTGGCCGTTCATGCCACTGGACGGATGCAAGGGGAGATTGATTCTTCGGAGAAGGCGCTTATCGCGGCGTGGTACGCCGGTGATAAGGGGAGCTGCGTCTTTACGGCTCTGTACCACCGCTACCATGATGGCGACCAGGGCGAAGCCCTGGCGGCCATGGAGGGCTTCCCTTCCGAGGTGGAGCTCCGCGACGGCTACGGTGGTTGGGGTTCAATGCCGGACGCGACGGCGCAGGTGCTTTGTACAGGTATACTCGAGGGGGTCTAATGCCAAGTTTGGACATACATTCCTTTACAGGCCAGACCGATAATTATATCGACGGGCCGAAGCAGGCCGGCAAGTCGGTGCTTAATTTTTACGTCGACGATAACGACAAGCTTGTTCAGCGCGGCGGCTTTGTTGCTTTCCACACTACGGCAGGCCAGGAGCAGGGGCCTGGCGGTAACGCTGCACTTCACTCAATGTATCGTTTGGAGCGCACGCAATCTTCTGACAGTCTTATCACGCCAAATGAGGAGTACAACTTCCTCATGATAAGCAGTGGTTATACTATTTACACGTCGACAGGCCGTTCCGATTCCTGGCGTACAGTCGGCACTGTGTTAGAGAACGGATCCGTGCCGTCGATAACGTACCCAATGATGATATCGAGGAACACGGTTGACAGATATATAGTATCGCGCCGTGACAGTGAGACCTACATACTGAAGTACAGCTATCTTTTCGACGTTGGGATTACATACCCGACAGATTGGATTGTATACCGTGCTGGGCTACCTACACCAAACAGTGGAAGCTTCCCCGCGCCTACGGTAACTGCATCTAACGATGATTCGAAGAATTACTTTTATTATTTCGTATTCGTGCGTTCTGACCAAAGTGGTTATCATGGGCCAGCCGGCACGCGCATATACGGAAAGCCATACATACTCGAAAAAACAAATATGGCGGACCCTTCTATCGCCGGCCACTACATGAACGCCGCCAATATGGATAAATGTGACGGGACAGGCCCGAATATAACAGCAGCGAAAGGCTATTATATATTCAATGGTGTGTCGAGTAACCACGGTGTATTTGTGCGGATTTACCGAACTACGCACAATGGAAGTATACCATATTACGTTGGGCAGGTTACTTACACCGCCACAACTTTTAAAGACGAGGTAACCGACGCAGTTCTCGTAACAAGGAGTCCGCTATATACGGCGTCTGGTGAAGTCGACCATGACCAGCCCCCTGGTTCGCTTTTTTCCACCTATGTCGCGTATACCGACACCACTTGGTATGTATGCAACAGTATATATTACCAGTATGGAAGTTATGTATTACAGAGCATACCAGGACTTCCCGAGGCAACGCCGTCGACATTCCGCTTTGAAGCTGAGATCGAGATAAAGGGCTGTGGCACAGCTGGCCGCTACCCGGTGTTCTTTGAAAACGAGTGCATTTATCGTGTTGAAGGTACCGTTGACAACATCGGCAACGGCGCGCATCAAAAGATGTTTCTATCGCGTACAGAGGGTGTAATAAGCCATAGATCGATTGTTCAGGTGGACACGAGCCTGTACTTTTTATCGCGCACCGGCACTATCTTTGTGACGGATGGTTTTCAGCTTATCCCACTGAGCGAGCATGTAGGCACCACGATACAAACCATGCTTGTAGGAATTGTTGACGACACCGACCGCGACGATGTCGCTGGCACATATGATGCGTACAATAACAGGATCTATTGGGTGGTACCCGGAGCTACAAACGGTGTAATTTGCCTCGATCTTAATAAACCAATTGGTGCGAACAGTTGTATAACTTTCATGGACTACTCCACCGACACCACGGCGTTAACCTACTACCAACCCGACGACACGCACGCCGGGTATTATGTCCGCGCCCAGACAAATGGCTACGTCTTTATGGAGAGTGCAGCAGCACTTACCGACCCGGTGGTAGACACCACAAAGACGTATGCAAACTGGTACCATAAGGCCGTCGTCCCCGAGTGGGAGAGCTGCGCATTCTCGTTTGGCGGCTCGTTTAACCGCAAGTGGATCACCAAGATGCACGCCATCTTCGAGAACTTGTCGGATCTTACCGCCCAGTTTTTCCACAAAAACGACCTCGAGGATTCTTTCACGGAAGCTGGTAAGACCATTGTCACTCAGTCTGGCACTAATAAGGTATGGAAGCGGCTGGTGCGCATGACTCGCGGTAAGCTGCGATGTTATTACAAACAGATCAAAATCACCAAAGGCAAGGTGATTGTCGCCAAGTCGGACGACTACGAAGTAGCGACGACGAATGGCGCGGCCAACACGGTGGTTATAACCGGCACCTGGCCAACTGGTATAGAGGGGATGTTCGTATCTCTCGACGACGACAGCTACGTCGAAGAGTGGGAGATTTACACCCGCTCGGCTACCACCCTTGTCGTGCTGGACGCAGGCAATACTCTACCGACTGGGGCCGGTAAGCAGTGGGTTATCCGAGGATACCCCAAAGACCAGAAAATGCGCATTCTTGGTGTGTCTATACCCTTCCTTCCCCACGGGGAAGGAACTTTCGACCACAGCACGACGGGAGATGGCAGTGGCAACGCGTGAGAAGTACAGGCTTGAATTAAACAACGTACCTGACGAGCGGCTTCGTGAGCAGCTCGAGGTGGTGGATGATTTTCTCGTCGAAAACCCATATGCCCGCTTCAAAGGTCGTGTGTTTGAGCTCACCTTTACAGCAGCAGCCACAAACTACCGCGTACTGCATAATCTCAAGCGTACGCCGAAAGATGCGTGGATGACATACATCACGCCCGACTCCGGTGGTGTGTGGATCACTTTTAACTGGGACGAGTTTGATACCGAGTATTTCGACGTAACCGTAAATGGCGCCTGCACCGTTCGGGTGATGGTAGGCTACTTTGAGGAACCACGCTCATGAAATTTTGGACCTGGACAGAGATTAAAGCGCGTCTCGACAAAGAGCTCGACCTGGATGATTACGACGGCCTGGTCGATGAGACTGAGCTTTTGTCGTACACCAACGACGCCATCGACGACGCCGAGGGTCATATACTCACCCTTCATGAAGACTACTTTCTCACCCCAGCCGACCTGACACTTGTCGACACTGAGTCGGAAATAGCTTTTCCTTCCGACATTTATGCAGGCAAAATACGCGCTATCATCTACAAGAACGGTACCGACGTTTATGAGGTTAAGCGGGTAAAGAGCTGGAAGCGTTTTCTTGAGTACCGCCTGGCGCGCACCACCACGACAAATACCGAGAAGTACCAGTATTTTCTCGTCAACGCCACAGCTGGCGCGCCAAAGATTGTACTTACACCAGCGGCCTACGAGTCGGGCACACTCATGGAAGCGTGGTATATCCGAAACGCCAACCGTCTTACGACGGGCGCCGACAAGTGCGATATACCTGAGTTTATTCAGTTTATCCTCTGGCACGTCAAAGCCACGGTGCTCGGCAAAGACGCCCACCCCATGGCCGCTCGAGCTATGGAGCAGGCGGCGTATTTTCGTGAGCATATGATATCAACGTTGACAAACATGACTCTTGATAACGACAATGAGATTGAAGCCGATCTAAGCCATTACCGTGAAAGTGTTTGAAAATGAGCATGTATGCTGATTATGTGAAAGAAAGAACATCTCGAAGCATTCTCGAGACGGAGTACGGCTTTGTCGTATTCTCCTACGAGGGTGAAGACTACACGCTTTTTATCCACGAGCTATTCGTGCGTAAAGAGTCGAGACGGCGTGGCCACGGTGCGAGGATGATTGAAGAGCTTATCCTCGACGCAGGGAAGCGTGGCGCGCAGCAGATTGTTGGATGTGTCGATCCCCGTGCGCTTAACGCGGATGAATCGATGAAGATTATATTGGCATACGGTCTAAAGCCCTACGGTATTCATGGCGAATTCGTAGCGTTTGGGCGGAAAATTTAGGGGGCGGCATGGGCGGCTCAGCAAGCGAAGTAGGTGGGCAGGTACTTAACCCAGGCGGTTTCATGAATCCGCTGCTTGATAGAGTGGGTAATTTACAGGGAACTGGCCTACGCCCCAAGGCAGATTCGTGGACGGGTAGCAGCCTGAATAACTACGGCGGCCTCGGCGGCGGCCCCGTCGGCGGGCCCGGCGGTATCCAGATGCCTGAGTACCAAAGTATGACTTACGGAGACAGTGGTATCCTTAAGCCTGCGTATCACATCCAATTGGATAAAGGCCCTGAGCTATCGACCATGGGGCTCGACCAGCTAAGAAACATGGCTACAACGCCGAGCTCACAGAGCGAGTGGCTAAAGACACAGCAGGCTGCCCTCGGTGCTACGACAGATGATGCCGTAAAGCAGTCGGCATTGTCGCGCCTGCAGGCGTCAAACGCGGCGACAGCCGGCGGAGCGGAGCGAGGCGTGCGTGGGATGTCTCGGGTCCGCCTTGGCGAACTTACCCAGAACAACGTCAATGACACGGCAGCTATTAGGCGTCAAAGCATGGTGAGCGGTGCCAATCTGGCATCTTCTGCGGAGCAACAGCGCATGAACGCGATAGGTATGCTCCCCGGCGCCGAGCTGGCGGCGGCTAACTACGGACGCCAAGGGGCTAACATTGGCAACACCCAAGAGCAGTTGAACTCTGCGCTTAGCGTTATGAATGCGCAGGGCCTAAGTGATTTTGACATGCGCCGTTACTCAGAACAAATGGGTGCACTTGGTGCCGAGAAGACTGCGGATGCTACACGTAACAGTGGGAAAAAGTAGTGGTACGTTTTAAGATAATTCAGATTGACCCGAAAGAATGGGCCGCTCGCTTCGCGAGCTCCGCCCACGTCGCCGTATTTGGTGAGCACCGTCCTGGCTACTCCAACCGTATCGACTACGCCCTTCTTGTTATCGATGTCGAGCGCGACGTTCCAGTGGCGTATCTCACCGCTCGCGAGCTTGACCATGAGTCGATCTACTGGCAGTACGGCGGAAGCTTCAAACCGCACTTTCGCCCCCACACCGCGCTAACCATCTACAATCAGCTAATAGCGTGGCATGGGGAGCGGTACAAACGTGTCTCTACGTTTACAAAAAACGATAACTTAGAATACCTTAGAATAGCCTTGAAATGCGGGTTCTTAGTAATAGGTACACGCACTTTCAATGGTGACATTCTATTAGACTTACTGAATTCTTTCGACGAGGAGGTTCGAGATGGCCTGGTGGATACCACTTGCGATGATGGCGGCGGGCGCGGCGAAAAGTGAGCTGTCAGACAGACCCGCGGCTCAGCGGCAGAGAAATGCTGAAGCCGAAAAAACTCGGTGGTCTCCATGGACCGGGATGCAGGGTCAAAATGTCCAGGATCCCAACACTGCCAACGCCATGATGCAGGGCGGCATGTCGGGCCTCATGATGAGCCAGAACATGGACGCTGCAGCCAGCAATGAGCAGATGTCCAAGCTGCAGCAGCAATACCTTGAGAACCAAAACAAGTTGATGGAACAGCAGATGAGCCAAGGTGGCGGCATGAACCTGCAAGGCGGTGGAGCAATGCCGAATGTCATGCAAAGCCCGGGTGCCGCATCGCCAATGAGTGGCGCCATGCAACGCCAACCGAACATGGTACCGATGGCTGGCGATCCTTATCAGCGCACGAATCCCTGGATGTTCATGTAAAGGTACGTATGATGCCAAATGATTTTATGATGGCAGGACGCGGCGACCGTATTTTCAACGACTATATCAATCCCCAAGCGGTGGAACAGTTGAAAATGCGCTTAGCTATGAACAACCCGTCGGTCGTGGCGCCACCTCCGCTGGCGCCTCCGTCGCCAGCTACGGTTATCGGGCCAAACTTCAATATCCCCGGCGGCGGTACTAACCTGGCCACCGTTGCGCCGGGTATCGGGCCGGTACCAAAGCCACCAACGGGTAAGACAAAGGCCACTACGTCGACAAGCACCAAGCGGCGCCGCAGTAGCGGCGGGGCCATCCCCGGTACGACTGATCCGCTCGACAAGCTTCGAGCTGCCATCGCCGCTGAAAAGCAGGCGCGACTTGACCCTGCGGAGCGTACCCTCGAGTACTCGCAGATGCTGGCCCAAGCCGATCCCAACGTGTCGGCGGATCTTTCGCCACTGGCCGCACTGGTGGACACCTGGACTGGTAGCAACTTTGCTTCGAGCTATAAAAAACCACAGGACAGCCAGGCCCTAAACCAGGCCGTGCAGCTCGACGCCAAAGGGCGCCAGCAGTTGGCCGAAGCCGCAGGCTTCGGTACCAAAGCCGAGATGGAGCTGGCAAAGATGGGCCAGTCCATGGAAAACCGCAAGTTTGACGAGTGGGCGACGAAAGAGCGGCTTAAGCTGATGGAAAACGCGAACACGATTAGAGCTGCGGCTAAGAAAAATCCCGGCCTTAAAGGTTTAGGCGAGAACACCATAAAGGACTACTCAAAAGCGCAGGGTGCGATCCATCTTGCCGAGGGGCTTAGTGGTCTTGTCGAAGACGCAAAACGCCTTATGGGTCCGGCACGAGGTAAATGGCGATGGAACCCCTACAATGCCGACATACAAAAACTGCAAGGCAAACTAAAATTACGTGCGCAGCGCATTGGTTCAGTTCTCGAGGGCGGGGTACTTCGCAAAGAAGACGAAGAGAAGTATAAGAAGATGCTACCTAACACCGACGATTTACCAGAAGTGGCCTTTACAAAGGCTCTCGACTTAGAGCGTACACTCAAGCATGATGCAGCTGCGTACCTACGTAACTTCAAAAAATCTGGCCAGTACGACATAGGTGGTTTTGAAGAGGACTTACAAAAATACGATAAATTCTTAGCCGCTACCGAATCTGGTGTAAGCAAAACCAAACCTAACGACCTGCAACAAATTGAAGAGATTATGAAGCAGAGGAAATTGAAGTTATGACAGATTACTCAAAAATGACTGATGAAGAGCTTATTGCTACTTACCAGGCTTTAAAGAGTAAACCAGCTGCGCCAGCGCCAGCTGGTAAAGACTACGCATCAATGACGGACGCCGAGCTTATCGAAGCGCATAACAAGGTGTCAGGTAGCACGCTGCTGCCAACAGTCGATGAGATGCATCCCGATCTAACCTTCTTCGACCGTCTTATTGTCAAGAACCTGTCAAACGACAGTAACGCTGCTACCGAATATCTCCAAAAGAAGCACCCGAACATGGTGCTCGAGCCTACGCCAGACGGTAATATTAGGGCGCGAAACCGTGGCGAAACCCAGTGGAAAGTCCTGGATCCGTCCGGGTTCGACCTGCAAGACATCACCGACGTAGCCTACGACGTTGGGGCTGGCGTGGTAGAAGGTGCGGCAACGGCAGGCGCCGGCGTAGCCGGCGCAGTAGCGGGCGGTGGTGTCGGGGCTATCCCCGCAGCCATGGCTGGTGGCGCCGCCAGCTCGGCAGGTATGGAGTCGCTACGCCAGCTGGTCGGTAAAGCCGCAGGCGTTAACAAAGAGTTTATGGGTGACGACGTCGCAATGGCGGCAGGCTTCGGGGCCGTCTCCCCCATGCTTTTCGGCACGGGCGCGGCTGCGAAGCAAGTCGCCAAAGCCGGTATCGCTCAAGCCACTCAAAAGGGTTATCTACGCAAGGGTGTGCAGAAGCTCGCACCGAAGCTCGGCGAAACCGTAAGCGGTATAAGCAGTCGAGCTATTAAAACATTTTCCGACCGCATGCCTGAAGTACTCAAGATCGAACAAGAGGGTATGAAAGACGTCGTAACGGAGACGGCGGAAGAGCTCACGGGTACGCTTCGCGACATCGAGAAAAAAG